CAGAATTAGTCTATAAAGTATTTATGCTTATGAAAGAAATACTTGTAGGAGATAAAGCAAGATTTAAAAAATTTGGACCTAGAAAACAAACAGATGAAAAAAGCAAAGAAGAAATTAATTAACGAGGGGAATGTGGTCTATTTGAACCAGCCTGAAAAAGACATACCAGATTACACAGCTAATCGAGATGCTGCAAAAGTTTTAGTTGATCGGTTACTGCACTACTATCATAGTCGAGGCTACACATG